GTTCCACACCGCCTTCTCCCCATCCGTCACGGTGCGGTGCATTGAATCTTCATTCAAATCTGCCAGCGCCGCCGGTATTTCCGGCCTATTCCTGACGTTTCCCCAATCGACGGCGTAGGCCTCATCTGCTGCATGCACAACGCCGTCCCCATCCGGGTCGTACACGGCCCGCACCATATCCCCCGGCACGTCGCCGCTGGCCGTCGTGGCGGATAGCACGCCGTTTGCGTCAATGGAAAGCCCCGCACCCACGCGCACGCCCCCCAGCGTCCCCGCCGAGGCCGCCGGCAGTGTATACGGCTTAAGTCCTGCCAGCTTCTCCTTCTCCGCCGCCGTAAAGGCCACCTTCGCCGTCCCCTCCGGCAAATCGTCAAGGGTGAGGGTGATGTCCGCCGTGAGGGGCTTTCCGTTTATTTTCCGTTCCGCTTCCGCCGCCCCCACGTCCGCCGCCGTGAGCGTCATATCCCCCGAAAGCGCCTTGCCATTCACCGAGAGATTGGCGTGGGTGTGCACCGCCTCCGCCGCGCCGATGTCCTCCGCCCTCGTGTTGTGGGGATTCCCCCGCTGCTGGCTGTGTTCGTAGGCAATCTTTCCCCGGTCCCCCCGATAGGCCGTCTCCGCCGTCTCCCCAAGGGCAAGGGCGCCCTTTGCGTTCCACGCCGCCTTTTCCGCGTCCGTCACCGTCCGGTGCGTTGAATCTTCATTCAAATCAGCCAGCGCCGTGGGAATGAATGTCCCCGCCGGCATGGCCAACACATCCTGCGCGGTGAGGGCGATATCCTCACTCAGCGCCTTCCCGTTTACAGTGCGCGTCATCGGCACGCAGCCCTCCACGGCCTGAGCCATTTCCGGCAGGAGCGTGTCGTTTATGTACTTTTTAATTTTGTTGCCCGCCAAATCAAAACGGGCTTTGAGCTGGGCGGGCGTAAGCCCCTGATGGTCGTTCGGCTCATCGTCCAGCTTTGAAATAATGTCAAGGTCGTCTTCCAAAGGCGTATAAGCCACCGCATCCCCCTCCTATCGTATCGCGCCCCTGTGGCGCACCGTAATTTCGGCCCCCAAAACCGTGGCAGTGCTCCAGTTTGTGTTCGTCTCGAAAATCAGCCGGAAAAAGGCATAGTTCTTCACTCTTACCTTCAGCCTTTTTACCCGCGGCAGCCTGTTCGTCCCGAAACTCAGGCTGGAAAAATTCATCCCCCGAAAGGACAGAAGACCCGCAGAAACCGTCAGCTCCTCCGTTTCATGCTCCTGCCCGAGCACCGCCCCGTCGTAATCGCCCCGCAGGTCAGAGCGAACAGAAACCTTCACCTGGGCGTTCTTTTCCGGCTTTACGGTGACGTAGACATCGGAGGAGACCTTACTGCGGGAGCTTGCGCCGAAATCCATGGCGCCGCTCTCCCACACCGCCGCAATCGCCTCGCCGTCGTCGCTTGCGTACTCCCGGGACACGAGCCGGATAGTCCCCTCCTCCGTCCCGAAGTACAGCTCGTCCCGGTAGGCAATCATGCACACTGCGGGGAAGCTGCTGTATGTGTACCACGCGCCGTTTTCCATGTTCTGCACAACGGCCGCACCCCCCTGCACAACGTAGTAGCAGTGGCCGATTTTATCGTAAAAGGCCGTCGCCCGGCTCAAATCCATGGTACGAAGCGTCTGCTCCACCTTGTGGGAGACGCGCCGGGCGCTCCGCTGGTCCGGCGTGATGTTCCCCGAACCGGAGGCGGCCACCCACTCGTAAATGCCGCCTGCGTCAAGGGTGCGCGGGTGATTGACAACAAGGCAGGCCTGCCCGTAAGCCGCCGAGCCGATGTCCCGGTTGACGGTGCGGACCATAAACCCCGCCGTCACCATCCCGCCCGGAAGGGTCACTGTGTCGTAGGCGATGGAGTAGGCGGAATCAAGCTTAAATGCAAGGAGCCTGTCGTGATGGCGAATCATCGCCGTAACGGGGGTGTTGGCGTCACCCACGGCCACTTCGCTCAAGTCCGGGAAATACTCCGCTGTGGGCATCCCATCGTAATCGAGGTCAGAGTAAATGGCTTTGTTGGACCCGTCGCCATAGAGAAAAACGCGGTTGTCCGTGGCGCCGTTATACGTCTCGGCAAAGCGCATTTTCGTCACCTGCCCCCGAAGCGTATTCGGCATCGTGTACCCGATTTCCACCGTGTTCGTCCCCGCCTCAGGCGCCTGCGCAAGGGTCACCGTCCCGCCGTTAGAATCGTAAGAGGCCACGGCGAGGCTCCCCCCGCCCACTAGGCAGGCATAGTCCACGGTAATAAACCCCTTTTCCGGCAGGGTAAAGGTCTTCGCCGTCCCGTCGGGTGAAAAACGCACACGTCGCTGCCCCGTAAGGCGGTTGATGCGCTGAAGGGTCTCACCGCCGCCGGAGGGGGGAACGCTCACCGCCACCAGGGGCCGATAGCCGGACACCGTGGAAATCGCAACCGAACATCGTCACCCGCCCCGGCGTCGGAAGGGACCCGAGGTCCCTCTTCGTCCACACGCCCTCCTGCAGGGCGAGGGACCACAAATGGCCGCTGCAGGCCGCAACGATATACTCCCGCCCCGCCACATGGCCGCTCCAGATTCCCTGTACGGGCGTCACGCCGGCGTTCGGCGCGGCGGAAACGGGGTAAAACTTCCAGCGGTAGACGTCATCCCCCGCCACGGTGACGGGCCGGCAGCTCAGGCGCACAGCCGGCCCGTAGACGGGATGGCCTTCCCCCACCTCCACAATCGCCTCAATCCGATAGACACGGTCGTACCGGAAGTATTTGCCCACGGCGTCCGCCTTCGGGACGTTGTTTTCCAGAACAAGCGCGCCCCCTGCCACACGAAGGGAAGCATGAAGAATGGCTTCAAGCTGATACGCCAGAAGGGTTACAAGCGTCGCCGCTCCAAGCTGCACTTTCCCGCCCGGAACGGCGATTCCCTCCGCCGGCGCCTCGTACTCAATGGCCCCGATGCGGTAGACCGCCCCGCCCTGCAGCCGGCAGTAGTGGGACGTGTAGGACGATACATTCGCCTCCGTCACCGTCACCGGCTCACCGAGCAGTTCAAGGACACCCGCTTCATTCACCGTCACCGCCGGATACGCCGTCACAGACCAGGCCGGCGCGTTCAAATCCGTCCGCACCACCTCCGCCTCAGGCGATATGGCAACGCCGTAACTGCTGGCCAGCCCCATCACCGTCTTTGTCCCCGGCCTTTTGACAAGGGCCCCCTCCCGGGTGACGGCGAAGTTCACCATTTTCACCGCCTCGCCGTACTTTACCCCTGCGCCGTCCGGGCTTTCGTTTACGCCAAGCCAGCTTCGAATCGCCGCTGTCTTTTCTCTGTAGCTTTTCGGGATTACCGCCATGGCGCAGCCTCCCCCGAAATCCCGCCGTAGACGTCCTCAATCGGCTCCGGCCGACGGGTGTACGCGTCGAGTGCCCGGAAGACCAGCTCCTCGTACCGCTGCTGAAAGAAATTCGCCGTATCGGGGCTTACGTCACTCATGAGGTGGGCCGCAAGGCCGTAGGGCAGAATGAGGCGGGCCGCCGCCTCGTCCAGCTCCAACTCCTCCGTCATCTCCGTCACCTCCCGAACTGCCGGCCGCCGGCCTTCTGCCTCCGATGGCCCAAAGCGCAATGCCAGCTCGCCGCAGAGCAGGTTGAGAACCGCAATGGCCCGGCTCTTGTAGTGCTCATACGCCTCCGGCTCGTCCATTAAAGCCAGCGCTGCGCGATAAATCCTCTCCGCCGTCGCTGCCACAAGTCTCACTCCTTTCGGTTGGCGGCGGCAGCAATCGCTGCCGCCGCACCCAGTCACAGTTCGTCTTAAGCCTTGCGGGTAAAGGCGGCGATGGGAGAGTTCACAAGGCCCTCCTTCGCGCCGTAAGCCCGCAGAGTCTGGCCTGCTTCGAGGGCCACGGGGCCGGTGTACACCGCCGCCGTGGGGGAGGTCTTTGGATTGGAGCCGTCCGTGGTATAACGAATGACGCCGGCACCCTCGCAGGTAATAGTCACGCTTTGCGTCCCCGTAAACGTGGGCACAGGGCACATCCCGCTCACTGCGTGGACGAAAATGCCGTCCACCTTCGCATCGAGTACGAAGCTGTCGTGGTAGAACCGACACTCGCCGATATCGGCGTCGAAGCCCAGGGGGTTCTTCTGAACCCGCAGAACCTTGAGCTTCATGGGGTCTGCCGTGGCATCCTTGTACTTAATCATGAAGTTGATACCCGCCGGCAGATAGCTGTCGATAACGGGCACAACGTCCATGCCGTCAATGCGCCCCACGCAGCCGTTTTTAATGGCTTCAGCCCCCAGGGTGTCAACGGCCATAATCTCTCTGGACATCTTCGTCTCGATGTACAGGGACTCGGAGATAAGCAGTACGCGGTTCTTTTTCGGCACAAGGCGGTTGCTCATAGCCGCCGACGCCGTGAGAATCGCCCGCATAATCGTCTCGCTGGTCAGGGGCGTGGGGTCAAGAACGCCAAGCCCGGCGCCGTTTGCCCATTTGCTCAAGCGATAGATGTCAATGGCCGGCGTGCAGACCTCGTCCCAGTGGGATTTCAGCTGCTCGTTGCAGTGCTTGATGTTCAGTTGGTCCGCCGCATTGCCGTGGTCGATGGCAAAGGTGAAGGACTTATCCTGCGTCATCGTCAGCGTCTGAACGCAGTCCCCCAGCTCGCTGATTTTACCGAAGCGGCCGCTTTCGGCGGTTCGGCTGTAGTCGCTCAGTTTCACGCGGTCAACGGTGTAGATTTTAATGCTCTGGGCCCCGTCAAAGTCGAACTTCTTACCGGCGTACGCGTCGGTAATGGATTCCCTGCTGAAACGCTCATCAATGAGGGTTGAATACTTCGTTGTGAGATTGATAGACAATCACGTCACTCCTTTTCCTTTTCTTTAATCCCGCTTATACCAGTCGTCCTCAATTAAGTCGCCTCGGAGAAACCCGCCCGCCGTCGCTCCGGAGCCGACGGCTCTTGTGGCGTTGCTCCTGGCCAGACGTTCGGCGGCCAGCGCCGCCCGGAGCAGTCTGTTTTCATATACCTGATACGCCGTGAGAAGCGAAACGCCGCGGCTCATCTCCCGCCACACCGCCTCCGGTATGGCCTCGGCCTTAACCGGCCCGTAAACCCGCAGGAAATCCTCAATCTCCCGCTCCCGCCGCAGGGCATCGGGATTATCACTCCCCGGCCCTTGCCCCG